CCCTCAAGGATGTGCAGACGTTACAAGAAGGCTATGAGCAGCAAGCTCATGAAGCTGTAGACGAATTAGAAGAGTTTGAGCTGGTAGAATTTCATGGTAAGTATGACATAGATGGTGATGGTAGGATGGAGGATTGTATTGCAACCTTCTGTCCCAAGCAGGATGTTCTGTTGTCGTTTCGTGAAACAGATCTTATGCATGGCAAGAAGCCATTTGCTGAGATCCGCATGTTCCCTGTACCGGGACGCTTCGAGTGCCAAGGGGTGTGCGAAATAATCACTGACTTACAACAGGAACTCAATGACATCCATAATATGCGTATCGACAACGGGACGATTACAAACGCCACGATGTTCTGGTACGATCCCAATTCGGACATTGACCCAGAGATACATCGCCCCGGCCCCGGTGTTGGATTCCCCGCTGGCCCGAATCAGTTCGGCGTTGTACAAACGGGGGATGTTAAATTCTCTTCTTTTAGAGAAGAGGAAATGGTTCGCAGGCTTATACAGGATAGAATTGGAGTATCAGATTTTGCCATAGGGAATGACGCTACCGCAGGGCGAAACAAGACGGCTACTGGAGTCAGTGCCATTGTTAATGAAGGTAATCAACGCCTTGAAATGATGCTACGTAATGTTGCTGTAGGGTTGAACGAGGCCGTGTTGCAAACGCTGCAACTTATCCAGCAGTTTGGTAGTGATTCAATGTATTTTAGAATAGTAGAGGGTGCTGAGACTTCCATGAGAAAGGTCACGGCTAAGGAGATCCAAGGGCAGTACGATATCGACATCGCTGCTAACTCTGTGAACGTGAATCGTTTACAGAAGCTGAATGAAACACAACAGCAGTTGGAGCTTGCGCTTAGAGCTGGGCCTGAGTTTGTTAACGTATCCCCGCTGATTAGAGAGTTCATGCGACAGACAGGATCGAAGATAGCAGACGAGGTTTCAGTCCCTGCCCATGAAATAGTAATGAGACAAGCTGGATCAGATGATAAATTGCTTATGGCTTTAAAGCAGGACGTAGACAGGATGGCAGTCGAGAAGGGATTGATTGAACAACCTGTAGATCCTGCGAGTGGGCAACCAGTAGGTGGGCCGGGACAGCCACCGCCGCAGCAGCCAAAACCACAGCAGGGGCAACAGCCACAGGGTGGTGGTGGTGGTGGAATAGACATAGCAGGGTTGATGGAACAGTTCGGCCCAATTATCCAACAAGTGTTAGGTAGCTTAGGCGGTGGAGGAGGACAGCCACCACAGCAGCCACCTCAACAGCAACCTCCATTACAATAATGGCTAGGAAGAAAAAATCAGCAAAAGATAGAAGCGTTGCTAGTTATATTAATAAAGAGCTTGGTGGAATAACCCCTAAGAACCCAGCAGCTCTAGCTGGTGGCCCTCCCGGTATAATGCTAGACATGGCTCTTACTGCAGCACGTGGTGTGCAAGAGAAAAAGCTAGCTACAAAGGAAGAGAGGCAGGCCAACGTAAGAAAACGTGTCAACGAAGAGTCTAGAGTAAAAAAGATAGCTAAGAAGCTTGCGAAGCGAACGAAGAAAAGGGCGTGGGTAAAAGCTAACACTCCCAAGACTAAACAGTTTGGAATAACTAAAGGGAGTAAATAGCATGGCAGTTCAAATACCAGCAGCGGCAGCAGCAGTTTATGCTGTAGCAAAAAGATACGGAATTCCTATAGCTAACAAGAGTCTTACGTGGGTTAAGAAGGCTATAGAGACATACAAGAATAGAAATAAGGTAAGTGCCCAAGCAATAGGGGAGGCAAGGGCGGGTACAAAATCCGGTGCAGCGGGCCGTTCTGCTGATATTCAAAGGATGCAGAAGGCTGAGCTTAAGAAATCTGCTGCGGCTAGGGCGAAAAAGATTGCGGATCATAAGCATAAGACTGAGATGCAGGAAGTTGAACAGTGGGTTAAAAAGGTCAAGGTAGAACGTGCAAAACCACCCCTACCAAGTTCAAAGGTATCTCAGTATGGAACTACAAAAGGAAGTAAGTGAGTAGTCTCAAAAAATATCTAAGAGTATCCATGTCTCCTGAAGAGAAGGAGATCCATTTGAAGAAGCTAGCTGATGTTCTGGATTCACCACACTGGCGAGAGGTACAGGAGGAAATGGAGGATACCCTTATTAGAAGTTATGAAAGTTTTGAACAGTGTAATACGTATGAAGAGTTCATGGCTGTGCAAGGCGAGGTGAAAGCCTTGAAGAAACTTGCCAACCTTAATGGGCTTGCAAAAACTGTCGCTTTTAGGCGACAACGGCTTCGTTCCACCGAATAGGGACAGACTTGAATAAGGAGTAAAATTATGCCAGAAGCAAAGAAAATTGTAACGCAGCAGGCTCTCCCCGTTACACAGACGGATTCGGCACCGACTGAAGAGATAAACCATGATGTCTTAATTAACAGTGCCTCGGAGTTGGGGAGTGAACTTGACTTCAGTAATGATGTCACCCCTAGTACTCTAGATTGGTCGGAGATGGAACCTTTAGAGGAATTCGACCGAATCGCTGCAGATCGAGGAGTCGGCCCACAGTCGGCACCGCAGGATGCTCAAATCCAAGAGACTGCTCCACAGCCTGATATGACGGACAGCATGAAGAGCCGCATCAGTAAGCTGAAACAAGGCCAGCAAAACGAGATAGCAGGTAAGGATCAGGCAATCGCTGAGAAAGATGCAATCATAGCTGCGAGGGAGCAGCAGATAAATGAATTGCAGACTATGGCTCAGGACTACCAGAAGCTGCAATCGACTTATGTACCGCCAGTAGGTGATGTTGACGAAATGAGTAGAGAACTCACTGCACTTGATAACAAGTTGCAGGATGAGGGGGATACTTATACGCCAGCAGAAGTTGCCCTGCATTTGCAGGCAAGGCACGATCTTCAACGTAAAAAGGACAGAGTGGCAGATTCCCAAGTTCAAGCACAAGGCTTGTTGCACAAGCAACAGCAGATGCGAGAACAGTCTGACCAATACGTTCGTGATAATTATCCGTTCGTTTCTGACCCTGATAGCGAATACTATCATACCCTGAAGAATCAAGCCTACCCAATGCTAGAGAGTGTCGTTGGGCCTAACTTTAAGAACCACCCACAGGATATGGTACTCGCAGCCGAGTTAAGCAAAATTATGGTTGATGCCGGTAAATACAATCAACTTATGGGAAACCAACCAGCCCCAAGACAGCAAGCTGTCCCAATGGCAGGAGCGAATCGTCCATCTAGACAACCGCAGGCTCAGAGCCAACAGACTTATAGTCAGGAGGTTCGGAACCACCGTGGTGCTAACGTGAACGAATTCGCCAAACTCTTGCAACGTAGGGGGATGAGTTGGAGACCGTAATTTTATAGGAGAGTTTCAAATGGCTTTTGAGACTTATAATCAAGCTGGTAATCGAGAAGACCTGCTTGACATTATTGTAAACATCTCACCAACAGAAACGCCCATGCTCTCAGGTTTTGGCAAGGGTAAGGCTTCTGGGACTTTGCATGAGTGGATGACTGATTCACTCGCTGCTGGTTCTAACGGGAGAGTAGCTGAAGGCGCAGTCTTCACTGCTGTTGCGTTGGCGGCACGGACGAGAGTAGGTAACTACTGTCAGATCAACCGTAGGTCGTTTGAAGTTTCTGATACCTTGGACGCAGTCGATAAGGCTGGCGTAAAAGGTGGTGAGTACGAGTACCAGTTGGCGAAAGCCCTGAAGATTATGGCTACCGATATGGAAGTAGATATCGTTAGTGGTACTTCAGCATCTGGTGCTTCAGCAGGTACTGCACGTAATGCACGTGGTGTACTTTCTTTCATCGCAACAAACGTAGAAACAGGTTCTGCAGGTTCTGAGGCTCTGACTGAGTCGATGTATAATGATAACCTGCAAACTATTTTTGATAGTGGTGGAAATCCTGACACGACCTATGCAAATGGGTTTCAGAAACGTCAGATCAGTGCATTCACTGCGAGTCAAACTCGTAACATTGAAGCTTCAAGCAAGAAATTGATTGCGAGCCTTGACGTTTACGAGAGTGATTTCGGTATGCAGCGTATCATACTTGATCGTTATATGACTACAACGATCATTGTTCAACTCCAGAAGGAAATGTGGAAAGTCGCAATGTTGCGACCTGTTAAGCATACTCCTATCGCCAAGGTTGGATCATCTAGGCGAGGCATGACCGAAGCTGAGTGGACTCTTGAGTCTCTCAACGAGGCTGCGTCTGGTAAAATCACGGGGCTTACTACTTCGTAACCTTAACGGGGGTCACCTAAAAGCTGGCCCCCTTTATTGTATATGGAACAAGATGACACTGAGATAGGTGATCTAGCTACTAGATTCTCTACTGAAGCTAATAAGTATAACGTCCAGACTATTCAGGATACTGATCCAGCTGCTCAGCTTGCAGACTTTGAACGTAAAACTGGTGACAACGGATGGACGGATGGGCGCAGGATGCGTAAGCGTGGAACAATACCTAACATCTTTCTCATGCAGGACAAGTACAAAGACATAATGGATGGTGACCAGAAAGCAATGGAGAAGGCAGTCAACAGATTCTTCGTTGACCACCCAGAGTTTAAGACGGATAACGATGGCACAAAGTATTTCTAATGTTAAGGATAACGCAGATTGTTTTAATGTGGGAGGATCAGAAGGCTAAAGAGATCCTCTTCAAACATCTGCATGATCGGCAAAAGAAGTTCGCAGGGAAGGTGGCCCTAAGTATAGTAGTTGTTGGTTCAAAGGGTGATGAGTCTAAATCATTATGCTCTCCTTGGGACATACACTATGTTGAATTTAAAAATTCTCCATTGAACGACAAGGTAAATAAGGCGTTCCATGTAGCAAGGGAAGTCTATGATCCAGATTATTATTTTAGCAGTGATAATATTTTAGATGATGAGGCTTTCCAGAATTACCTAGACAAGATAGAAGAAGAGTACAACTTCCTTGGCTTCATGGATATCTACATGTACGATGTAGATACAGGTGTTACGAAGTTTTGGAAGGGCTACCCTAAAAGCGACAGGAGATATTCACGCATTGTCTATTCTTTAATGATGAGCAAGAGTGTGATGGAGGCATTGGATTACGATTTTTCTAAACCGGGTGGGGTAACTAGTGAAGATGACGTAATGGAGCGTCTATATAATGTTGGGTTCTTGGACTCCTGTTGTTTCCATGTTGGGATAGACGGTATAATATTTGAGCTTAAAGGTAAGTCATCATTAAGTAATATTGAATTGTTTCAGTCTTATGGGCAACTACCTAAAGAAGCGATGGAGTTCTTGAGATGCTAATGTTGCCCAAAGAAGATATAAATGTTTGTGGTGTTGTAAGGGACAATGGAGCTTGTGGTATCTATAGGATCTCGCAACCATTGACGTTCCTTAATGAGGTTGATGGTTACGATGTAGCCCTTGGTGGTGTTGACTGTCCTGACGCTGATTTGTTTCAGTTGCTTCAGGAAGCTGATGTTGTATTTATGCCAAGAGCTTGCAGTGAAAAGATGTTATCTCTGATCACTAACTTAAGGCAGCATAAGTCTATTCCCAAGAAGATAATTATAGATCACGATGATAATGTTTTCAACCTGAACCCGCTTAGTCCTCATTATAGGGATATGGGAGTGGAAGATGTAACCGTTAGGGTTGATGGCAAGGATGTACAGATTTGGAAAGACGGTACGTGTGAGTTTGATATAGCAAGGAACAAGAAGAAGACTAAGTTTGCTAAGGAATGTTTGCGACAAGCAGATGCATTAACTACTACCACTCAAGAGCTTGCAGATTTCTATAGCGAGTACAACCCTAATACTTATGTGCTTCCCAACTTGCTTGACTTTGACCAATGGACTCCCAAGAAGTTTGTTAACGATGGTTTTACAAGATTGACTTGGCATGGAGGCTCATCACATTATCATGACTTGGTAGAGGTTGCTCCATTAATAAAGAATCTTTTAAAGAAGCACAAGAAACTCAAGCTTGAGGTTTGTGGGCAAGAGTTCAAAGGTTTGTTCAAGGATGTAAAACAAGGGCAGCATTTTCATCATCATTGGGTACATACTTATGCGCACCCATACAAGCAGGCATTGATTGATTCTGATGTAGCTATTATTCCATTGCAAGATGATCTCTTTAACAGGTGCAAGAGTCCCATCAAATGGATAGAGTATTCAGCGTTAAAAGTGCCATGTGTTATGAAAAACATTCCACCGTATTCAAATGTGGTGGAACATGGGGTTACCGGGATGCTGTACAACACGCTGGAAGAGGCTGAAACTTATTTAGAGTATCTCATCACGCATCCTATGGAGAGGGGGAAGATGGGGAAGAACGCATACAACGAAGTACATGAGAACCATGACGCAAAAACTCAGGCAAAGCTCTGGGGCGATGTGGTGACTAAAGTGATGGAGGGGAAATGAGTCTAGCTACAATTAGAAATCCAATACTGCGTGACCTTGGTCTTGACTCTTCGTCAAGCCTTGTGAACGATGCTAAGCAACGTATCCTTGATTATATCAATGAGGGGATAGAGGAGTTGAATATTCTTGGTGGGTTTGAAATCCTTAAGACTGAGGCTTCTGTTACCCTTGTTACTGATACCGCTGACTACAGCTTGGCTACTGATTGTGATGTGACAGGTGTGATAGGGGAAAGGTTCTACATAGATTCTGACGATGCTG